TGTTAATGGATCTCCAATTACTTCACTGAAAACATATACTTTCTTTGATATTTTCCCAACAAATATCTCAGCAATTGATCTTTCATATGATTCTTCTGATACCATTGAAGAATATACAGTTGAGTTCCAAGTTCAATACTGGGAACCAGGCGCTTGGACCAGAGATCAAGCATAATTTAATTAGATAAATACTGAAAAGGTATTCGCTAGTTTAATAAATTATGGCAAAATTATTTGGATTCTCTATTGAGGATACTGAACAATTATCACCCACTGCGGTCTCACCCGTCCCACCTAATAATGAGGACGGGTCTGATCATTATCTAAGCAGTGGGTTTTTTGGTTCATATGTGGATATTGAAGGTGTTTATAGAACAGAATTTGATCTAATTAAAAGATATCGTGAAATGGCACTACATCCGGAGTGTGATAGTGCTATTGAAGATATTGTAAATGAAGCAATTGTTTCTGATACAAATGATAGTCCTGTACAGATAGAACTATCAAACTTAAATGCTAGTGATGGCATTAAAACTAAGATAAGAAAAGAATTCAAATATATTCTTGAACTTTTAGATTTTGATAGAAAATCTCATGAGATCTATAGGAATTGGTATATTGATGGGCGACTTTATTATCACAAAGTAGTGGATTTAAAGAATCCACATGAAGGTATTCAAGAACTTCGTTATATTGACGCAATGAAAATGCGTTATGTTCGCCAACAAACAGTAAAAAATAAAGACAATTTTAGATTAGCAAACGTGAATTCTGATAATCCGATGGATTATGAGTTTCCAAAAATTGAAGAATATTTCATCTATAATCCAAAGATGAATTATCCAACCAATAATCCATCTGCTTTAGGTGGAACTGGTGGAATTAAAATGACAAGAGATTCTGTTACTTATTGTACCTCAGGTCTTGTAGATAGAAATAAAGGATCAACTCTATCATATCTTCATAAAGCAATTAAATCGCTCAATCAGTTAAGAATGATTGAAGATTCTCTGGTTATCTATAGATTATCTCGTGCTCCAGAGCGTAGAATTTTCTATATTGATGTTGGTAATCTTCCAAAGGTAAAAGCAGAACAATATCTTCGTGATGTTATGATGCGTTATCGTAATAAGTTAGTGTATGATGCAAGCACTGGTGAGATTCGTGATGATAAAAAGTTCATGAGTATGCTGGAGGATTTCTGGCTCCCTCGCCGTGAAGGTGGTAGAGGGACTGAAATCACTACACTCCCAGGTGGTCAAAACCTTGGAGAGATCACAGATATCGAATATTTTAAGAAAAAATTATATCGTTCGCTTAATGTTCCACCATCAAGAATGGATGGTGAGGGTGGATTTAATCTTGGTCGTTCTTCAGAAATTCTTCGTGATGAAGTTAAATTCAGCAAGTTTGTTGCTCGTTTGAGAAAGAGATTCTCATACATGTTTAATGATATGTTGAAAACTCAATTGATTCTTAAAAATATCATTACCCCAGAAGATTGGGAAATTATGGAGGAGCATATCCAATATGACTTCCTTTATGATAATCACTTTGCAGAACTCAAAGAAGCAGAACTTCTTAATGAAAGATTAGCAATGGTTCAAACTGCAGAACCATATGTTGGTAAGTATTTCTCTCAAGATTATCTAAGAAGAAAGATTCTTAGACAAACTGATCAAGAAATTATTGAAGAAGATGCACTGATCAAAAAAGAAATTAAAAATGGAATCATTCCAGATCCAAGCATTCCAGTAGATCCAAACACTGGACTACCAATAGACCAATCTCAACCTTCTACAGATTTAGGTCAACCAGTGAATGAACCAGAAGTTGATGCTTCAGTTGTAGATGTAGATGCAACCAAAAATGCAGCAGATCTTGATGCTGGTCCAATGAAAATGCCCAAGGGTGGCACCATATAAATACAAACGATTACAAATTGAAATAGAAAAATGGATGAACTTCTGGATATGATCATTGCTGATGAATCACCTTCACAAATCAGCGATAAAATTAAAGATATTCTCTTTGCAAAATCAGCAGAAAAAATTGATTCATTTAGACCTGAGGTAGCATCAGGTTTATTTGGAGAAGACCAATTTAGTTCTGCTGAGCAATCGGAAGAAGAAGAATAAATAAATAACTATTAAGTATTATCCAATAGAGATGCAAAGAACAAAAATAATTGAAACTGAAGTGAGTACAGGTGCTTCTGCTGGTGCTGCAACAAGTATTGGAAATGCAACTTGTGTAAGATTGCATAATGATACAGCTGGAGTTGCTACTGTTGGTGTTTCAACAATAGTAGGAGCAGCAACAACATCATATTTTAGTATGCCAGGAAATAGTGTTGAATTTTTAGAAAAGTATTCAACAGATGTTATTTGGACATCTCCTGCAATTAAAGCATCAAAAGTAGGTCTTACCAACTAAAAAAATGAAACTAATCAGAGAAGAAATCGAAAGAGTAGAAGTTCTTACCGAAGAATCAAATGGTAAGAAAAATCTCTTTATCAAAGGAGTATTTCTGCAAGCAGAACAGGTAAACAGAAACGGTAGAATGTACCGTATGCCTGTAATGGAACGCGAAGTCAAGCGTTATAATGAACAGTATGTTCAAAAAGGTCGTGCTCTTGGTGAACTTGGTCACCCCGATGGACCCACTGTTAATCTTGATAGAGTTTCTCATAAAATTGTAGAACTTCAAAGAGAAGGAAACAATTTTATTGGTAAAGCACAAATTTTATCCACACCAATGGGTAAGATTGCAGAATCTCTTCTCAAAGAAGGTGTTTGTCTTGGAGTTTCTTCTCGTGGTATTGGTTCATTAAGACCAACTAAAGAAGGTTTTAATGAAGTTGGTGAAGATTTCATGCTCGCTACCGCTGCTGATATTGTTGCTGATCCATCTGCTCCTGATGCTTTTGTTCAGGGAATTATGGAAGGTAAGGAATGGATTTGGGACGGTGGTATTCTTCGTGAGAAACTTGCCGAGCAAACTCAAAGAAGAATTAATACTCTTATTGACCAAAAAAGGTTAGAAGAGCATAAAATAAACTTATTCAACGATTTCATTAATTCGTTGTAATTTATTAATTTATAAATAAATATAGATTTACTACAGGAAAATCGGAGAGTTCAAATGTCTCGTGGCAAACAATTACAAGAAATGGAAGTAGGCACTAAGCAATCCAAAACTGCTGTCAATTCTAATGCAAAAGCAGCAGATCCAATGCCAAGCCTTTCTGGAGCAACTCCAGGACAAACTGGTTCTTGGGAAGATCTTGGAGGGCCTACACCAGAAAATTATAAGTCAGATGATGATTCAGCAAAACTGAAAACACCTGGCGCAACCCTTAAGCAAGTTAAGGATGTTGTAAACAAGGGCGCTTCGGCTGCTGACCCAATGAAGGGTATGAAAGAAGAGGAAGAACTCGATAACGAAGATCTAATCTCTGAAGAGGAAGAAACCGAAGAGGTTGAATCCGAAATTTCAGAAGAAGGTGAAGAAGAGACCGAAGAAGGTGAAGAAGAAGTTGTAGAAGAAGAGCTTAACATCGAAGAAGATGTTAATGCACTCATCGAAGGTGAAGAACTCTCCGAAGAGTTTAAAGAAAAAGCAAAGACAATTTTCGAAGCTGCTATTATCTCAAGAGTAAACCAAATTAAGGAATCTCTTGAAGCGCAGTATGAAGAGCGTCTTGTAGAAGAAGTACAAGAAATCTCAGAAGCTCTTTCAGAGCGTGTAGATTCTTACTTAGAGTATGTTGCTGACGAGTGGTTCCAAGAGAATACACTTTCTATTCAGTCAGGTCTGAAGGAGGAGTTATCCGAATCCTTCATGACCGGTCTGAAAGGACTTTTTGAAGATCATTATGTATCAATCCCTGAAGATAAATATAATGTGCTTGAGAGCATGGTAGAAAAACTTGATGAAATGGAGACAAAACTCAACGAGCAAATTGAGAAGAACGTTTCCCTAAACAAGCGTCTCGCAGAGTCGGTTGCTGACGGAATCTTTGATCAGGTTTCTGAGGGCCTCGCTGCTACTCAGAAAGACAAGCTCGCTTCACTTGCCGAAAGTGTTGAGTTTGAAAGTGAAGAAGAATATCGTGAAAAACTGGAGACATTGAAGGAAGCATATTTTCCTTCAAAGGTAGCATCTCCAAGAGCTAGAACTGAATCACTTTCAGAGGGCGTAGACAATGCTCCTGAGTCAATCTCAGGTACAATGTCTGCTTATCTGAATACTCTTTCAAGATTTAGCAAATAATTGAATTTAATATAATTCAAACAAAACATCCACCCAATAAAGGTAAACGCAAATGTTCATGTCAGAGCATCTGCAGGAAAAGTGGGCACCTCTCCTCAACTATGAGGGTCTTGATCCAATCAAAGATTCGCACAGAAGAGCGGTAACCGCAGTCCTGCTAGAAAACCAAGAAAAATTCCTTAGAGAGCAAAACGCTTTCTCATCCTCAGGTTCATTCCTGACCGAAACTCCAACCAACTCAGCTAATGCTGCTGGTGCTTCAGGTGGTTTCGGTGCTGATTCAGCTGCTGCTGGTCCTACCGCAGGTTTCGATCCAGTTCTGATCTCTCTGATCCGTCGTTCAATGCCAAACCTGGTCGCTTATGACCTGGCTGGCGTTCAACCAATGAGCGGTCCTACTGGACTTATCTTCGCAATGCGCTCCCGTTACACCAACCAGAGCGGCACCGAAGCATTCTTTAACGAAGCAGATACTACCTTCTCAGGTCAGGATGCTGGATTCGATGAGAGCGCAGGATTCACTAATGCTGTTTCTGGTATGGGTACAACTACCCAAACAGGAAGCAATCCTTCAGTTCTAAACCCAGTTGCAACTGCTTCTTCCATTGCCTACAACGTAGGTCAGGGAATGGTAACCGGTGATGCAGAAAACCTGGATTCGGGTGCTGATGCATTCAACCAGATGGCATTCTCAATCGAGAAAGTCACCGTTACTGCAAAGTCAAGAGCTCTGAAAGCTGAGTACTCCTTAGAACTCGCACAAGACCTTAAGGCAATTCACGGTCTGAATGCAGAAGCTGAGTTGGCAAACATTCTGTCAACTGAGATTCTTGCTGAAATCAACCGCGAAGTCATCAGAACCATCTACAAGGTTGCTGAGCAGG